ATCCAGTATGAAAAGCCGGGTCTCTTTCTTGTCCTTGAATCTTATCATGTCGTTCTCGATAAAGAAGAACGGTATGAATATCGCCTTACGGGATGACGTGCCCTCCTTGGCCATTTGGTACTCATCATAGAAATAACCGGCCATGCCATTAGCTGTAGACTCGGAGATTTCCATGGTCAACGGTCTCTCCAATATATTCGAGTCTATGTTTGTTATAACCTGCTCCGCCGATTTGCCGTCCGTTGTTTTCCAGTAGGCTACCTCCGAGAAGTGGGCCATGGCATAGTCCATACCACGTGTTGACTCGAAATTCTCATAAGATGCCACGGTTATCACGTTATCACGTACCTTGTTCCCGGACTGGTCGGTGATTATGGAGTCGGACGCCGAATGCTCGTAAGGGGCGAATTGTAGCTTGTCAACACCATATATAAATCCCGGGATATTATCGAGAACCTTTTTATACATGGCCTTGATACGTTTGGCGGTATCTTTCGTCTGGGCTATAATTACGGAATACCATCCTTCCATGACGAATAGCTGTATCCACGCCATATAGAGCTGTACCAAGGTGGAACCTCCCCATTGCCGGGCTTTCAATAATATTATACGGATCGGGACTCCCTTATGCCTCATTTCCTCCAGAACGGATAGCACGTAACGTTGGGCGTAATTAAGCTCGAAGGGGATCATTTCTCCCGCCTCTTTCGACTTGATCTTAAATAACGAGAAAAAGGCGAAGGACGGGTCTCTCGAGCAACGAGCCCAAAATAGCATGTTGGCCACGTCCTCCTCATTTATCCCATCTGAATCCGGGTACAGCTCGTTGAACCTTATCGTGTAGTCCTTTATGGAACCAGCTTTCAGAACATCTTGATACAGATCGTTCTTGAAAACCTCCTCGGTAAGCCACTGCACCCTTATGGGGTAATCATCTATGACAACCCTATGGATATGCCCCTCCATTCCACGCCCCGTGAATTGGTCATGCGTGCCGAATATATTTTTCAGCCTCTTGTTATTCTCGGCCAATATAGACTCAACCTCTTCCGTGAACGCTAATTTTCTGTATGACTCCATAGATGATATAGGCTATTAGGAATGACAGCAAGTGTATCCTCCAGTTGAATAAGGGGATAAACGCCATGACGATATTGCTCAATATTATTCTCCAAAGGCTTAGTTTATAGGCGTGATATCTGCGGGCGTAACATCCCATGATAAATCCGGACATGCCGCATGTAGGAACCGGCAATGAGGCTAGTGGTACGAACGAGGCCAAGACGCAAGACACGTAACCGATCAGGCATGTTTTCACACGAGGCTTAAACTGGAATAAGGCGATAAGATTTAATGATAAATGAAAGATGTTTGCGTGGGTGAACGTGTAAAGGAAATGGTCGTATGGTATGGAATTGGTATCGAAATAGAAATGTTTACCTGCGAGTTGGAGTATGACGCTTGTCAAGGCGATTATTAATGAAGGAATCAGTCTTTTTAGCTTACCTTCCATTTTTCCTTTCCCGGTTGATGCGTTGAATTATCGCCAACGCCCGTGAATAGGATATGTAAAAACAGGGGGCCGTTTGATAGACCGCGAAAGAGGTGATGAAATAAACGGAGCTTCCCTTGAATTCTCTCTTTTTCTCCAGCTCTTTGTAAATCTCATAAATGTCATCGATCATCTTGTTCCTGATCGATCGACCCTTTTCCTTGGTCTTCCCTTTCCTGATCAGCAGGATTCCCCTATACGCTTGAAGGGTGGAGATCCAGAACCTAGAGGCATGTGAGGATATAGCCCTCATTACCGCCTCTCGGTGGGATTTCACTTCCCTCATCTTCAAAGCACGTCTATAAGCTTCGTAAAGCTCCATGTCCCGCTCTGGGATGAAATCTACGCCATTAACCATAAAGAACGCTTGTTTTGGTGAACATCACAAAGATAAAAAATAGATTCACATGTTTGATTATTCTTAGGGTTCATGGGTTAAATAAAATAATCAAAATAACAAAACGGATATACCTTATTATTTTCCTTTGCCTAAAACAAAATCGATTAAGGTATGGCAGATATATCTAACAAAGAGAGATTCAGACAAAGATACGCCAAACGGAATCCGGATCTTAACATGGATGACGAGGAGGCTTACTACGGCTCGGTCAACCAGTTCATGGACGAGTATGAGGGTTACGAGGGAAACTCTAAGAAAATGCGGGAGAACCTATCGAAGAGTCCTGCTTTCGCCGAGTTGATGGTAGCCGCTAGGGATCAGGATGATTTCGATCCCGTGGTGTGGATGGTACAGAACAAGGGGCTTGACTTAAAAGCCTTGGTCGATGATCCCGATTATTCGCAAAAGCTGGCCGACGCTCATAACGCTTACTTGGAGAAACTGGCGAAACAGGACGAGATCGAGAAACAAATGTCGGAGAATATGCCGGCTAGCGTGGAAGCGATTAGGGCGAAAGCCTCGGAGATGGGCCTTTCCGATGATCAAGCGGAGGAGGTTATAGGCAAGATGTATCAAGTCATGGATGACTTGATCGTCGGTAAATTGGACCCGTCTATTTTCGAGATGATGGCCAAGGGAATGAATTATAACCAAGACGTGGAGGCCGCGCGGGAGGAAGGCGTTGCGGAAGGGATCAACAAGAAAGTTACCGACAAGTTAAAGGATCTTAGCGGTAAGCAGGAAAGACCGAGAGGAAGGCAAGGAGCACGGCAGGAGAAGCCGGTTACGCAAGACGTGAACAATCCTTTTTTATAATAAGAATAATAACAATTAATACTTTTGCGATGAATAAATTATTTAAAGACAAGATGTTTTGGGTCAAGGCTTTGTTCTTTGTCTTGGCGGTATTGACCGGTGGAGCGGCTATGGCCGTGGAGATCGGGGAGAATGGAAGTGATACGGATCCCAATGATGGCAAGCCGTTGGAGAACGCGACCCCGGACGCAGCAGGTAAGGGTATTGATCAGCAGGGGCAGGGGGCTACCGGATCTGCGGTCACTGACGCTGATCTGGCCGAGAACAAGGTAGAGGATTACGTCAGTAAATTTCAAGCGTACAAATATCCCATGCACACGGATTTCCTCAAGCTCGCCAAGCAAGTCCATGTCAACACGAAGGAACCGGAGCATTACAATATTGGCGAGGCTATAATGGATTGCGTTACCAAGGCGGCGGTGACCAACACGGAAAAGGACGCTGAGGGAAAACTAAGCTTGTATAAGAATGACGAGAAGTTATTTGCCGAGTGCAACACTGTCTTGGTAGACGGCGTAACCGGATATGATGAGAACGGAAATTCTGACGGTAGTCCGTTAGTCCTCTATGTCATATCCGCGGATAAGGCTAACGGTATTATGGTTTCCGCTCTTAATGGCCCGTTGGATGAAGGAAAAAACATGTATGTGCCGGATTTGAAAGCGGGTACCGGATTGCACATCATGGCACCGGCCATGAGTGAGAGTGAGGTGGAGATCGCCCCGGATTCCGCTTATCCCAAGAAAGAGATCGCCTACTTGCAGAAGAAGGTATGTCCGATTACGTGGACGGAATTCTTCGAGCGTATCAATAAGAAGGCTAAGTGGAACGTACAAGACTTGAAGGATTGGACTTTGTCTAATTTCCGCAAGAAATGTACACGCACGATGTTGATCGGTGTAGGTACGAAGTTCGTGAAGTATGGCTCCAAGAAAACAGGTACCGAATACGTGTATGCCCAGAAAGGCGTGTTGAGACAATTACGGCTGGGTTACCAGATCGGTTCGACATTGGAGTTCGCCGATCTTATCGGTATCACCCGTATGCTTTTCGGAAAGTACTCGAACACGAACGAGATGGACGTGTATTGCGGTACCAAGTTCATCGAGAAGTTGCTGAACATCGATTTCACGAAACATAAGGATATCTCATTCGTCAAGAAACAGAATATCGGTATTGATATCTCCTCTTTCGAGACCACTTTCGGAAAGTTGAACTTCAAGGTCGAGCACGCTCTTGACGATCTTGGATATGAGGAATGCGCCGTCGCTTTCCCGATGTCCGAGGCCAAGCGTTATTACTACCAAAAAGGAAAAACTCTTACCGTGGATCACTCCAAGGGAGAAGGCGGTGAGGTACGGGAGGCCAAATCCCAATATTATATTCAGGATGACTGCTTGATGCTTACGGGTTATAACTCGATGCTGATCGGTCCGGACGTGACAGTGAGCGGATATAAGCTGTCTATGCTTGACACAGTCGTTTCCAGCGTGGCTTCCCTGAGTTCCGTATCTACACCGAAAAAGGACGATGTGGTTTACTTGACCGTAGCGGACGATACGCACGCCGTCGGATTGTATGTATATGACGGTACCGCATGGAAACCATACAAGGGAGAGATTAACGTGTAAACTGTAATATTGTCAAACAAGACCCACCGGAGCAAACGCACGGTGGGTCTAATAAAATCAATCGAATGATCACGAAAACATATGAGTTGGTAGGCAAGGATAATTGCATGCTCCGTACTATATACTGCGGCACAAGGGTCAGCATGGAGTTCAAGGGCGGTAATTTCATCAATGGCAAGAACGCCTTACTACGGACTAGCAACCCTTTCGTACAAGACGCTATCGAGAATGATTGCCGATTTGGTACGTCTATCCGGCTCGTCTCTACGTTAAAAGACGATGATGTGTCTGGTGTCTCGGTCATGAGGAACTCGAGAGGCCGGGAAAAACAAGTGGAAGAGGTCAAGACCGTAAAGAACGTGAATGATGCTATTGACTATTTCGCCAAGATGGGCTATAAAGTGGAGAACGATGATATGCTCGAGGAGTTAAAGGATAAATTAAGTGTCTCGTTCCCGAACATGAAATGATATGGATATTGGCGTGAGCGACATAGTGAGTGAGGTCAAGATCTGCATAGACGAGATCGGGCTTAATGACGCTGAGTTCCTAGGAACGCAGGATAACGAGGAAATGGACACGATTATCAAGTCCAAGATATCGGAGGCGTTGCGCTTCGTGAACGGTAATGCGGACTGGAGCCTGTTGGAACCGAACAAGATAATAACGGACGGAACCATAGAGGAAGATCTTGTCGCTCATGTAAGCTTGCCGGAGAACTACTCTCGGATTTGTTACGCTAGGCTATCATCATGGCCTTTATTTATTTCAGATCCTATCTATTGGAACGATAAGGAATACGCCACGCTGTCGGATCCATACGCAACGGGGACATGGGAAAGACCTAAACTGGCGTTGACCATGAGGCCGGGTAAGACATTGGAGCTATATAAGGCGAAGGATAAATCCGACACGTTCGAGATCGGGATCATAACGGACGAGGATATAACGGATAGCTTGGAGGTAAGCCCCAAGCTGAAAAAGGCGCTGATCTATTATATATCCGGCCTCACGTTGCTTACTTACATGGATCAGCATGCGGACAGTATGTTTAATCAAGCGTTGGTTCTTATGGGTGTCAATCCATCCGGGGCCAACTCCAATCAATAACAAGACTATAGAATCATGGTATACATATTCAAGGACAGGTTAATTCGGGTAGAGTGGACTATTTACAAGGGGATAAGCCCGGTGAAAGAGGATTTCTCCCGATCTAATGTAAAGGTTTTTCTATTAGGCAACCGGGAGAAATATCTACTTCAAGCGAGAGCGGACAAAGGTACGCTTTATGTAGACATTCCTTCAGGGTTGGAAGAAGGAACTTACTCTATCGAGGCGATATGGGTCAAGAATATGGATCATGTCTTTGATACACGAAGCGTATGCCGCTCCAAGAAAGAGGATCTTTTCTCTATTACCGAATTTGAGGACGAGGCTACGAATATCGGAGAAGGCGTCGTCGTGCTGAAAGTAAAGACCTCTACGGCCACTTATGGCTATGATGGCTTGTCCTCATACGAGCTGGCCGTATTACGTGGGGACTGGAACGGTACGGAAGGAGAGTGGCTGAAGCATGAGCGTTACGTAAGCGTACTCGATTCCCGTGGTGATAGCGAGGTTGATACCATGAGCCAAAAGGCCATTACCGATGAGTTGGAGGCACAAGACAATGCCATAGAGGATATTCGGGAAGATACGGAAAAACTTGGTGAGCGTGTGGAGGAAGCGGAGGAAAAAGTTAATAATATGGGGGATGTCGTTGATGAGATCAAGAGCCACGCCCCGGTATCAGCCCGTCCCGCCGGTTTCAAGCCGGACATCGACCTTACCCCGGAGATCACGGTAGACCGTGCTTGGAGAGACCATGAGGGTAACGTTATCCGTGATACGTATATCACCCGGAGGGGATTGAGGAACGAGATAATCGACATCACCAACCAACAGGTAACGGACTTGAAGCCCGGTTCCGTCGATCCGGACGATCTTTCCGAGGCTACGAAGCAATTGATAGGTAACAAGAGCATTACCAATCTTCCGGACGAGGAGGATATAACCGTTTCGGAAAACCAGACCTTGAAACTGAAAGATAAGGAATACGCACCGAAGGATTACTCCGGCATGGGACGTGTGTATCTCCGGAAGCATTACGTGAACGGCGTGAACACGCTCACGCAGCACATGATGAGAAAGCCGAACACCATCTATATCATCCAATATGACTACTGTTTAGCCGGGCAGACTATAGTTATTCCTGAAAATTGCGTGCTGGATTTCCAAGGGGGGAGTTTGAAAAATGGAAAGATTATTTTTAATAACACGGTAATAGAGTCTAAAGAAAACTATATATTTAGAAATTTAGTTTTTGAAGGAACCACCATGGCTAAATATATATATACAGAGTGGTTTGGGGCAATACCAAATGAATCAACAGATTGTACTGATGCCTTTATATCAGCTGTTAAGTTTTCAGATTGCATAAAGAGAAATTCAAACCTTGCAAATAATATAACAAGTGGAGATTGGCATAATGCACAAAGCAAAATTAATCATTGTACAATAGCATTATGTCAGGGTGTTTATATTCTTAGTAGAGAATGGTTAATAGATAAACCAGTAAATATATACGGGAATGGAGCAACTATAAAAGCAAGTAACAACTTTAATGGGGATAGTTTAATTAATATACCTAATACAGTAGGGTATACGCAAGGAATTTATAAAGATTTTATATTAGAGGGAAATAATAATCAAATAATAGGGCTTATTACATATAGTAATACGTCTTTTTATAGTAACATCTATATAAAAGATTGTTTTGCTGGTGGTATTCAATGTAATAGAGCTAACACTTTTTCTGGTATAAAAATAGTAGTTACAAGCAGCATCGGTTATGATAATAGAGAAGATTTATCAGGAATTTACGGAATGAATATAACTTCCTCAGATGGGTATATAACAAACATGGAAATTGTAAATTATCCTATATGTTTACGAATTGGAGGTGTTGGAGGGTGGTTTATTGAAAATCTACACGTTTGGGGTAAAGAAGAAGCAACATCAAGTTCATTTAAAGGTGGTATAATCCCACGTATAGGAATATATTCGGAAGGAGAAAATAACATCATAAATAATTTTTATGGAGATACAATAATCAAAGCAGATGCTAATCTAGATTATTTGGATATAGTAAAAGGAATAGAAAATGGAGGAATGGCTATATATGAAAAGTGGAATCATGTAAATTTTTATAACAATATTATTGTCTATATTAATCAGGGAGTACATCAAGACCCTTCAAAAATATCTACAGATAATTTAGTAGCCTACTGTAATGGTGAAAGGCCAATTATTAATGGAATTCAAGTTTCTATCTCTTCAAGATCTTTAATGAATCCAGAGTTAGTTCATTATACGTCTGTCAGTCGTGAGTATAAAAACGTAAGAAATATTGCTAGAATAGGAGAAATAGCAGAATGGAAAGATAACACACTTGACCAATCTTATAGAATTAGATATAGTAAAAGTGAAACTTCAAATCTTGAAGGGGTAGTTTTAGATACAAGAAAAAAAGAGGGTAAAGCTATTGAGAACTTCTTTATTCAAATTCTTCTATATGGTAAGCAGGCACTGTGGGCTAATTTTAATGCTGATAATGTGCTGAGGTG